CTATAATCAGCGATTGTATATATTCCACTTCTACCTTGTAGTGAATGTGTTTTAAATGTAAAACTTGGATGAGATGCGAAATTATGTTCATCAACATATCCAAATTGTCTATTCAATATATCAATAAATTTTTCTTTTATCTCATTCATTGATATTTTACTTGTATCAAGTTTCTCTAACTCTTGATTTGTATTTAATAAAATATCAATGTGAACATTTTCAGGATTCTCTATACCTTCTAATGAACGAACCAAACTTTTAAAATAATTTTCTATTATTTCTATTTCATAAAATTGTACTAAACAACCTATTGCAAACTTATTCTGAAGTTTCATCTTCTCTCCTTGTAATAGCTCTACCTTCAAGTTTTTCCCAATCTCTTTCTGGTCTAACTTTTAAATTAGTTTTCCAAGCACCTTTCAATACACTCATATCTATTTCGTTATCATCTGCGAAGTTAATAAGAGCTTGTATATCTTTTGGAAAACAACTACCACCAAATCCCATTCTACCATCAGGACCAGGTACATTTAAATGTGAGTGTCCTACTCTACTATCTCGAACAAATCCCTCAACTATATCTTCCCAATTACCACCAATTTTATCAGTAAGTAATTTCATATCATTTAAGAATGATACTTTAGTGGCGAAGAATGTATTAGTCATATACTTTACCATCTCAGCTGATTCAAAATCTGTTTCAATAATAGATACACTCTTACCAAATCTCCAACGATATAATTCTGATACTCTTTGTACATTTTCTATTTCACCACCCAATATAAATCTTGATTGATTAATAAAATCAAAATTGGCACTTCTTTCTGTTAAAAATTCAGGATTAAATACCAACTTTAGTTTTGGAAACATTTCTTGAAACTTTCTTGTTGTACCAGGTACTATTGTAGAACGAACTAAAAATATAGTATCATATTCTAAAATACCTTTATTGGTTAATAATTCTGAAAGTTCATTCACCTCTTGTAAACAACTTTCCAATATACTTAAGTTAATTCTACCATCTTCGTATGAAGGTGTTGGTACTGAAATAAATACAAAATCACTTTGTATCACTTCTTCTAATGTATGTGATGATTTAGCAGGATTTTTATCATAAACTTTTACTTCTGCATCACATCCAACATTTGGCGAAAACCCATTTCTAACTGCTCCACCAACAAATCCATTTCCTATAACTCCTATTTTCATTTATATCTCCAAATAATTATATGTTTTTTCCATCCAAAGTGCTGTTGGGTCTGTATTGTTTTCATTACCTGGTATCGCGTTAAACTGATAAATACCTGGTATCTTTGTAAAGAACATATCTTCACCCAACAAATCTTTCCTAATTAAATCCACCATACAAAACTGATATGGTAAATAATTTAAATCTATTTTATTCTTTTGACACAAGTGATTAATAATCGGTTGGTCTGTACCAACACCATATTTCTTTTGTGTTTCTATTATTTTATCTTTATTATCCCAATAAAATTTTAACAACTCTTCATAATACTTTTTGTGTTCTTTATTAATAATTTGAAAACCAGAATTAAAATACTTAAAAATATCGAACTCTTCAAACTCATCAAATTCGTGTGCATAATTTTCCATACTTCTAATCGTCCAATCATAATCACCATCACAATGAGTTACAGTCCATTTATTATCTGTTAGTTCAAAGAAATTAGGACAATCAGGATGTATAATACAATCCGCATCTGTAATACAAATCTGATTATAATCTATACCACTTTGTTCTAACAATTCATAAACATAATATCTTTGAAAATTAATCTTCATATCCTCGTGTGGTACAATCAACTCATCTAATAAAAAGAACTCACAATCATTCTTATCACACCATTTCTTAAATGAGTCTATCCCATATCTGTAAGGTTTACTTCTATGTTCCCAACCAGGTACTTGAACTGCCGTCATCATTACAACATTTTTACTCATAATTTTTACCTACTACATCCCAAGTTTGTTTCATAACACTTTTTCTTTCTTCAACAGGAAAACCTGTGAAGTGCCAAATATTACTATGTTTAATAAAGTGTGGTGTTTTCTTTTCTAACTGCCAATTAGGTGTAAACATATTCTTTCTATGTATGTGAGTTAAATTCCAAGATGGTGATAATAAATTTAAATCAACATCACTTTTCTGTACAAAGTAATTAAATAGAGTCTGTTCTCTACCACCACCAAGTTTCCAATTATCTAACTCTTCTTTATGTTCAAAATAAAACTCTCTTAACTCTCTATAAACCTTTAAAGACTCTCTATCTAAAAAAGTAATCCCTGCATTAATATATAGGTTTAAATCCATCTCAAAATCAAAGAATTTTTTATAAACTTCAATACTATTCATCGAGTACCTTAAATTTGTATGTTCAACACAACCATTAATACCAGGTTTGATAATATCAAATATATTTGGAGCATCCCACTTAATCATTGTATCATCATCAACAACACCAATTAAATCATAATCTTCATCACAAACATTTAATTTATTAAATACTGGCCATCCATATCTTTCATCATTTTCAGTAATATGTTTAAAATCAATATCGTGTTTATCACAATAAAACTTCCAAGATTTTAATGGATATTCAATAAAATCTGAATGTTTATTTTCAGATTTATCGTGGTCAATACCAATCATATAAATTAACTTTTTCATACCCAACACTCGTGTTCTTTTATTTCTCTTGGATGGTCTAACTCAACATACTTAACAAATCTATGTAAATTATTATGTGATGGTCTTAAAACAACATCTCGTTTATCTTTCCAAGCAGTTTCCATTTCAACTAATGCATTACCCCAATCTAACCAATATCTTTCATTTCTTGGTATCAAATCATATCGTAAATCCAAATAAGGACCTTTCTTGAACCAACAATAATGATAAGTAACAATATCAGTTCTTTTACACATCGGATAATTTTGAGATTGAAATTGCATAATAACTGATTTATAATAATCCATTGTACCAAACTTTATCGCGAGTTTTCTTTCTCTTGGATTTCCATACTCTGGCCAATGTCCATTTTCTGTATAATACTGATTACCAATAAAATCTATCCAATAACTTTTAATACTTTCGTTTGGTTTTAACTTTGATAACTCATCTTCTAAAATATCCATATGTTCTTCGTGATGAAACATATCAGGTTCATAAGGGAATATAATATCACCCTCATTTACTTCTATATCAAAATCTTCAAATCTACTAACCGAATAACTATAACACTCAGATGCATTCCAAGATTTATCAAACTCTGTTGGTAACCATTTGATTTCAACATCAGAATATGAATTATTAAAATCACTAATTATTTTTTGTGTTTCTTCAGTATCAAAAGCCAATCTATTATCATCAGGATAACACCATTTCTTTTTCCACTCTTCAGTAATTTGTAGATTTGTTTCAGGACCTGTTGGAAATAATCCCTCACTAATACAAATATGAGTAGGTTTTAGTGTTCTGATTATGTTTGGTATTTGTAACTTAAAAAAGTGTGCATCTCCAAAAGATGCCATTATAACTATTCGCTTTTCCAAAATTCGTAAATCCCCTTTTCTACTTCATAAACTTCCCAAAATTTTCTTTGTCTGTTTGGTTGTGTTTGAGCCCACTCCCACATTTTTGATAATCCCTCTTCTAATGAAGTCTTATCTTCAAAATCTAATAACTCTATTGATTTATCCCAAGTAGGATACGCATCTTTTACTTCGTGTCTTTTTTCTTTATGTACTTTCTCTCCATCTTCAATCACTCTTCTTAATGTTTCATTTGCCTCATTGATTGAGTAAAATGTAGTACCACCAAGATTTATAATTTGTTTAGATGCTCTTTCATCAACACCTGATTTATATAATGGTTCTAAACAATCCCCAATGTAACTAAATGCTCTTGTTTGTTCACCATCCCCAAAGATAGTCATTGGTTCATCATTCATATATTGATACATCCAAATACCTAATACATTTCTATATTTATCCCATATGTTTTGTTTCTCACCATAAACATTATGTGGTCTGATAATACACCAATCTAATCCGTGTTGTTCACCTGCTACTTGAATATCTTTCTCACAAGCCATCTTGGCAATTCCATAAGGGTCTATCGGTGATGGTAAATCACTTTCATCGAATGGCCTTTTTCCATTCCAACCATTTCCATAAACCGCCATACTTGATGTAAATACTAATCGTTTTACATTATGATTAATACAACCATTAATAACTTTAGCAGTAGATACTAAATTATTCTTATAATTATATGTTCTCATAAATGGTGATAACCCCTCAGCGGCGTATGCGGCGAAGTGATATACAATATCAGGTTTTATTGTATCAAATACTTTTTCAACTTTACCATCTTCAGATAAATCAAACTTATAAAACTTTACTTCTTTTGGTATATTATCAATGTATCCACCACTTAAATCATCAATACCAAACAATTCGTGTTCAGTATTTTCAATTAAATAATCCGCTAACCTACTTCCTAATAAACCTGCTACACCCGTTATCAATATTCTCATTTTTTTACCCATACATTTCCATTTAAATGTTCTACACTATTACGATGATTTGGACCACCATAAAGATAACAACCCCAATTTTCAGTACAATTCTTAGTTAAAATATGTTCTGTACATAAATGTTTTGGGTCCACTACTTCATTCGATAAGATTTCCATTGGAATATCATCCCAAAAACTCTTTCTACAAATATGTGGATTATTACTCCAATTTGTTATATTTACAAAATCTTGACCACCAAATTGTCTTGGTTTCCAAACTTTGGCATCACCAAGTACTGGCGCATTTGCTCTTTTATTAAATCTAATCCAATTAATTAAAGTAGTATTATCCATAATATCAAGTAAATTATTTAATGTATCAAATGTAGCGTTCTCTGTAAATACCCAATCGTGTTCCCAAAATAAAAAGTAAGGTGTTTCTACCATATTCTTCGCATCTATCATATTACTTCTCCACCCATCTGCCAAATACAATTCTGCATTAGGATATTTTTCTTCAATCATCTTTTCTATATTTTCTTTATACTCAACTACTGCTGGATTATCTTTTTTTTCATAATCTAAAGATATAATCCATCTAACATCTGAATCAATCTTTTTAGTCAACTCTTCCCAAACATATTCTAATAAATCTGTTTTTGTATCTGGTCGTATACCTTTTATATGTATTCTATCTGATGGTGTATGATGTGTTGTTGTAATAACTGTTAATCTATCTTTCATTAATTTCTCCCAACTCGTTATCTATATTGTTTTTATTTCGAGCTCTACCCTCATTTGATTTTCTCAATCTCTTTTCATTAACAATTAGTTTTTCGATATTTGGATTATCAGAATTTACTTGTAATAATCGTTCTCTATCTGCCTCACCAATATTAATATCATTAAAAATTAATTCTTCTAATTCTTCTACAATCGCATTTTCATCAAAAGTTCTTTTCTCACTTAAATGTGGATACTCACCAGATTCAAACACTTCAGTAAATAATTCTGTTATTTTATTTTTTACTTCACTAATAACTATCTCTTGATGTTTTGTTTCTTCAAGTTTTCCATCTTTATTAAAAAAATATTTCTTAATATTTTCAGTAATTAATCTATCAAATAACGCTGATAATGTATCTATATTTGTAACTCTCATTTTTTTATAACCCCTATCCATTCATTTTTATATTGAATTGGTATTAACTCTATTTCTGGTATTGCATCCTTAACTTTTTTTGTTGATGAACTATGTGGTAGTTCAAAATCTTCAATTATATATAATCCACCATCTTTTAATAAATGTTTTGTATTTTCATAAGTTTGTATTTGTGCATCAGGACTATGTGCACCATCATCTATAATTATATCCATTTGTACATCAAAATACAATTTTTTTTCTGTACTATCGATGTTTAATAATTGTTTTATTCTACCAAAACTACTTAATTCTGTTCTAACTCTATCCTCACCAACTCGTATAAAATGGTCAGCCCCATAGATATTTGAATTGATAAAATAATCATGCCATAACTTTAAACTATCTCCTCTCCACACCCCAATCTCAAGAACATTTAATTCTTTATCTCTTAGATTTTCAAATTCTATTTCATAAAACTCTTGAATATAATGGTGGTCTGTATGTTTATCAGTTTGATATTTTCTTTCATTTAATATATCAATTAACTTCATAATTATTCACCACTTCCACTATATGATTTCTATCTTCTTCTGATAACCACCAACCAACTGGTATGTTTAACAATCTACTTTCAAAATAATCTAATCCATTTAAACCATCTCTTCTAAAATCTTCCATACAAGTATATTGGTCATTTCTAACATGCACTACATCAGAAGCGATTCCATTATCCTCTAAATACTTTTGAAATCTTTTCTTATCTTCAACCAATACTGAATAAATCCAACTTGATGATTGAGATTTATCACTTCTTTCAAGTAATTCTACATTAGGATTGTTAATATGTTTATCATAATATAACCCATTTTCTATATGTTTGTCAATCAATTTATCAATATATTTCATCTGTTCAATACCAATACAAGCATTTACATTATTCATATGTAGTTTATATCCTGCCTCTTTAATATCTTGTTCCCATCTTGAAGCAGATTTAAATTGTCTATCTAATCCAAACCATCTAATCTTTCTAACTCGTTTAATATCTTCATCACTTTTACAAACAAGAGCTCCACCATCAGCAGTAGTTAAATGTTTTACTGCTTGAAATGAGAAACAAATATAATCTCCGTGATTTCCAATTTGTTTATCATTGTATGTGGCTCTTAATGCGTGAGCGGCATCTTCAATAATTTTAACATTATGTTTTCTTCCAATTTCACATATCTCATCCATATCACAAGGTTGTCCTGCCCAATGAACTATAACAATCGCTTTTGTTTTATCTGTAATTAAACTCTCAATTGATTTAGGGTCTACATTACCTGTTTTTGGATTTATATCTGAGATTTTTAATACTGCTCCCATATTGATAAATGGAACATTAGTTGCCATACAAGTCATAGCGGTTGTGATTACTTCATCACCTGGTTTAATATCACACATATGTCCTGCCAACCAAATCGCTGATGTACAACTATTCACTAAACTAACATTTGGATTTCCAATGTACTCACCAAATTGTTTTTCAAATTCATCTGAATATTCACCTTCAGTTAAAAACCCACTATCGAATACCTCTTGTAACTTTTCACCAATTCCTTTTGGTGTATGTACTTTCATCAATGGTATCATAATTCACTCTCCTTAAAATATTCTAACATTTTCTTTAACCCTACTTTCAATGTTGTTTTAGGTTGCACACCTGTATCTTTAACCACCTTATCGATATTTGGACATCTTCGTAGTGGTTCATCTTTTGGATAGAAGTTAGGATAATCTCTAACTAAATATCTATTTTTATAATCTAATACATCACAAAATACTTCTGCCAATTCTATCATATTTAATTCTGGTGTTGGATTACCAACATTATATATTTCTCCATTCTTACCATTCAATAATACACCGAAACACATTTCTATTCCATCTTCAACATAACAAAATGTTCTTGTTTGTTTTCCATTTCCGTAAATATTAATATCTTCATCAATTAAATAACATCTCATCCAATTAGATAAAACTCTGTTATCATTAATTCCCATATATGGCCCATAAAAATTAAATGGTCGAACAACTTTTACTGGTATATTCCATTGTTCATAGTAAATGTGACACAATGTTTCTAAAACTTGTTTACCAATATCATAACAACTTCTACTACTTCGTGTTGGTATTGTTCCAATATAATCTTCTTTTGTTGGTATTGATTTCGCATCTGGTGTTCCATAAACTTCACTTGAACTAAACATCAATACACTTTCTACTTCATTATCAACACAATAATCTAATACATTTTTTGTTCCAATATAAGAAACATCCATAGTTTCTACAGGTTGTTTCATATACTTTTCAGGACTTGCGATACCAGCACAATTTATTACATAATCATATCGTGGCATATCTAATGGTTTACAAATATCATTACCATCTTTAATATCATAACATAATATTTTATTTCCGTTTTCAGTCAAAATATCTTTAAACCAATTACCAAGAAATCCATCTGAACCAATCAACAATACTGATTTATTTTTATCTATCATACTTCTAACTCCATAAAAATACTTTCATCATTTTCTAATATCTCAACACCAACTTCCTCAAAACCTAATTTTTCATAGAGTTTTTGTGCCCTTACATTACTACCTAACACTTCTAATTTAAACATTGTTATATCATAATTGTTCACCAAGTACTCCATCATCTCTTGATAAGCTTTAACTGCAAGTTTCTTTCCACGATAATCTTTATGAATATCCATACCAATGTAACAAGTTTTTTCAGTTTTATAACCACCCCAATCTGATGTTCTAAAATAACCTATACTCCTACCATCAATTTCATATATGAAATACAATCTTTCTTCTTTCTCGAACCAATCATAAGCTTCATCCAAAGTATGTGTTGATTTATCGTGTAAATATTTACTACACTCATTTCGTACCGTATTGAAAAATGGTACATCTCTTTTTTCCATTAATCTAACCATCTCATCTCACACATTTGTAATAATTGTTCATAATTTTGTGTACCTATAAACTTTTTACAACCTAATTTAGTCAACCAACTATTAGTTTTCCATATTCCTCTGTTTGATGACTTACAATTTGGATGTCCATAAACTAAAACATCATTACCAAAATACGCTGATAGAACCGCATTTCCACCAGCACAAGATACGGTATGTTTTGCCATAGAATGTATCCAAAACTGAGCTCTGTTGAAACTTATATCATACTCATTCATCACATCATAAACAGAAGTAACATTTTTAAATTGTTGTAGTAATTCCCAATCTTTAAATTCTAATGAACCCACATCATCATAATAACCTTCAGTATCTTTTCCATTACCATCATATCTCACATAGTATATTTTATAGTCATTATGAAATTTTTGAAAAAACTTTTTTAAAAAACCCAATGATAAAAAGTTTTTTGGTGTTTTATCTGACCATTCAGGATTATATTTGTTACTAACTACAATTACAGGTTTACTTTCTTTTATCTCACACTCTTTAGAAAAATGTTCCTGATATGGTGGTGGTTCCCAAGTTTTAAAAGTTTGTAATGGATTAAAATTATAATTATAAATTTCTTGAACCTGTTGTTTCGCACTAAAAATACCTTTTTGGTCTCTTTTATTAAGTTCATCTACAAAATAAAAAAGTTCATCAGTTCCTCTCAGAGTATCTACAATAACCTTATTACCTTTAATTTTATGATAATATACTATTGGAGCATATTGTGATAACATCCAACTAAACTCATCAGTAAAGTTAAATCTAATTGGTTTCATTTAGTTTATATTTTTTAAATAGTTCCATTAAAGAATCAGGAATCAAATCTTTGAAAATACCTATTTCTTTTTTGTTTGGTTTAAACCCACCAACTTTTACAGGCTTAATAAAAACCCTATCTAATCTATCTTGAAATCCTGTACAACCAACATTATATGTATAATCAATCTCACTTATTGCAGGTTGAAAATGTTGATGTACACACATATTAAAAATGTTTTCATCACCATATTGATTAATGTTTGGTTCGTTCTTATTCGCCTCCATTGTATTGTAAATATATTCCCAAATTGGAAGTGAACTCTTTTTTACAAATAAGGAACCTGTATTCCATTGTGGTATTGGATTACCAAATAGATATTTACAACCACCAATATCACCAGGAAAATATGGAAACTCATCAAACTCACTTAACTGCCAATCATCAAAATCGTGAAACCAAATATCATCATCAAGTAAATTATCTTTTAATAGTTCATAGATACCAAACACTTTATTAAAGTATTTATTGTATGTACATAATAATTTAGTTCTAACAATATTCACACCTCTGTATTCGAAATCTAAGTTAGTAACAATACAAATATCTTCTGGCTTCCAACCAAAATTAATACTATTATCTATTTGACATCTGAAGTATCTAAATAACTCATCTTCTTTCCATTGGTGACCATATGTTTCTGATGTATCATAGTCTTGGAATATCATTACATTTTTCATTATATAATCGTATCGTATAATCTATTTTGTTGTTCTTGTCTTTGAATATCTTTTTCGTGTTTCAAAGTCAATTCTTCGTGTGGTGGTAAATGAGAATAAGTTTTCGCTCCGTCTATGTATTCGTGAACTTCTCTAATCCACTTGATATCATCTGTGTTTCTGAATATTCTTGCTTGATAATCAGGAAAATTAATCCACCCCTTTTCAGTTTGTCTCCAATGCCAATGTTCTAAATGCCAAGATGTAATACCATTTACAATATTAATTCTTGGAACCCATACTAAATCGGTATCATTAATTTCTAATATTGTTGGTAATTGTTCTATAAGTATTTCATTTGGTATTTCATCTGCATCAATGTGAAAAATATAATCACCTGAACAATGTTCTTTTGT